AGCGTTGGCGCTCCCGACCGACACCGGCGACCCGAACGGGAACGGCTCGGACGCCCACTCGGTTCCGTCGGAGGTGAGGATCTCGCCGTCGGCGCCGGGGGTGGGGAGGGTGCCCATCGGGCCCGAGATCGTGACGTCAGTGGCCCCCGTCTCCTCGTTGTCCACGATCGACGAGACGGCGGTGCCAAGGAAATTCATCCGGCCGCGGCGCGTGATCGGCGCGCCGTTCCAGAAGATCCGGCCCAGCAGTTCGTCGAGTAGGGACATGGCTCACCAGAGGACGAGGATCGACGCGGACTGCTCCGCCTTGATGATCGCCGCCTCGATCCCGAGGTGGGTCCCCGCATCGAGTGGCGTCGCGATCGAGCAATCGATCCCGTCCGCGTTCTCGACGTGTAGGGCGCCCGCGGCCAGCATGATGACCTCCCGAGAAGCGCGGCCGTTCGAGCCAGTGAGCGCGGAGAGATCGATGTCGGTGCCGAGCGCAGGTGTCGTAGACGAGGAGAATTCTTTCCAGAAGCGAGCGGTTCCGAGGGATTCGTTGTGGGGAATGGGCATGGTTCCTGCTCAGATGCGCCGCATTGCGGGGGTTGTTTTCCGTGGCTACCCTTGAGGGATGGCCCGATTCGTCGCCGTCGCCGCTGTCCTCGCCCTGGTCCCGCTGGCGTGCTCGGGGGGGGCCGAGGCCGTTGGGATGCCGGACTTGCCGGTGGCTACCGGTGGGGCGGCGCAGCCCGACGCTGGCGAGCCGGACGGGGATCCCCTCCCAACCGGTGGTACCGGTGGCGGAGCGCCAGCCTTGACCGGTGGGACCGTCGCGCCGGCCACCGGCGGGACTCCGGAGCCGACGGGAGGATCTGTCTCTACTGGGGGGGCTCCCGAGCCCTCAGCGGGCGGGTCGTGCGCCTGGTCGTGCCGCACCGTAACGCGACTGAACGGAATCGCGGAACCGGTCGAATACGTGACGACGACCGCGGCGTGCTCGGAAGTGGTGACCGACTCGTGCTCACTCACTGACGCGGGCGCCGTGCACCTGCTGTGCGGGCCGGGTGAAGATCCACCGCCAGAAACGACGCCGTGCCCCGGCGATGACCAGTGGTCGTGCTCCGAATTCTCCCAGTTCCCCGGCGACGATGGGGGGACCAAGAGCACCCCCGATGTGGTTCCCGGACCGTGCACAGACCTCTGCCGTCACGTACCGCCGGAAACGTCCTGCTCCTGCTCCTTTGTGGCCACCCCGTGCGCCTTCGTCGGCGAGCTGAAGTGCGCCACCATGGGCGACGAGTGCGGCTACCAGCTCTGCGGGACGTGCGAGCTGGCGCAGTGAGGCCAGGCGCCGAGATCAGGCGTCCCAGCGGGACCACGCGGTTACGTACCACCCCGCCGGGGGGTGAAGCGCGGCCCCGTCGGAGTACTTGAACGTGACCGACTGGCAGAACCCGGGGTAATCCCGGAGCCTCAGATCCGCGAGCGTCCCGAGCGTCGCCGGGCTGTAGATGTCCGCAGCCGACGCGAAGGTCACCTGATAGACCACCTCGAACGACACGAATTGGATCGTCTCGCCGTGTAGAGCGGTCGGGGAGTTGTTCAGCGTGTAGACGCGATCCGCGTCGATGCCGTTCGGAGCGATGATGACCACGTCCGCGTTCGCGGCCGAGTAGTTGGCGGCTCCGTTGTGCCCCGGGGTCAGTCTCTCGCAGGTGTGGCCGCCAGCATAGTTATTACGCACTCCGGTCTGGGTATAGACCCCCCCCTCGGTCACCGTCGAGCCCGGAGCCTCCGTGCGAACCCCCGTGGCGGTGACGGCTACGGTCCCCGCCAGGCTCAGCGTCGAGCCGCTTTCGTAGGTGTCTTCGGATCCGTCCGCGTGCGACTCGACGGCGCCGTCAGAATGAGTGATCAGCGACCCCGTAAGCGCATTCAATTGCGCGCCGTCTCGCAGCAGGATACGCCCCCCGTCGGACACGCCAAGGATCCCGCCGTCCTCGATCTCCACCGTCCCCGTGACGTTCTGCGTTGCCCCGGAACCGATCGTGCTGGTGTCGCCGCTCGGCTTGTCGTGAAGTGCAGCCGTCCGATCGGTCAAGTCCTGCAGCGCCGCCCCGAGGGTGGTCGCGTTGCGCGGGTCCCCGTCGTCCGGGAACGTGACCGTCGCGTGATAGGTCGGAGTCCCAGCTACTTCGGTGCTCATGATCCAGTACCCTTCCAGTACGCCACGTCCGCGTTGCGCTCCGCGTAGCCGTCCCAGTCGCCGTCCGGCTGGGCCGCTTCCCACGCTGTTTCGTCCAGCACGATCACGATGTGCACGACGCGAGCGTGCGCCGCGCCCCACTCGTTCACGATGTCCCGAACGCGCGCCACCTCAATCAGCGTCGCGTCAGAGCCGATGGTGGCGGTCGCGTCGTCTCCCCAATCGCCGACGTCACCCCACGTCCCGTCGCTCAGCCAGTCCGAATCGTAGATCAGCAGCCAGACGCGCGACCACTTGTCGGCGTCACCATCCCAATCCCACGACGTCGCACCGACGATGCTCGGGGTCCCGTCCGCGGCAAGCTCCAGCCGGTTCCCGTTGTTGCTCACGACGGCAAGCCGAACGGCGTCCGGCGAGAGCTGCCCCTGGACCTGCTCCATCAAGGCAAACGGGTTTCCCCTGCGAGCATGAAGCTGCCGCCACTGTTGGCACCGGACGGCATAGGCCGCGTCCGTCTCCGAGGGGGTGCGGGTGATCCGTCGGTCGCGCCCCGTCATCGGCAACGTCGATGGCGAGTAGAGCCCGGGCTTCCGCAGTTTGATCGCCGCGACGAGCCCGTCGCCCATCGGGTCGAGTTGCCCGTTGATCGCGAAGAACAGCCGCGACCCGAAGAACCCCGAGAGCCACCGCGGGACAATCGCGACGAGCGCGTCGCGCGCGTGTTGCGTGAAGCTCATCCGCTACCCCGTGACCGCGGTGTGCGTCCCCGTAATCGTTCCCAGTTCCGGAACCTCATTCGCGGCCAGTGCGATCGCCGCGACCGGTGCACTCACATTGACGTGGAATATCTCCGGGCGCGCGGCGCCGATCGCCGTGCGAACCGTGTCCAGGTACAGGTACCCAACCGCGTTCCCGGAGATCACGTCCCCCCCGATGGGACGCTCTGCAAACATGGCGGCCAGGGCGTCTGCGATGGCGTCCTCAACCTCGGTGGGGGTAACCCCAGAGGCGGATCGATACCACGCCTGGTACGTCACCGGCACCACCCGCGACGTCGTGTTGAGGACGGTGAGCGTTACCGCCAGTGGCGCCGCGTGCTCGTAGAGGTAGAGCCCGGCGGCGGCCAGGTCATGGACGGACAGCGCTCCCGACGCCGTCGCGACCACACACGAGACATCACCCGTGTCGCTGTCTGCAGTGGTCCGGACCCGCGTGATTCCGATCTCGGTGCCGTCGTCGCGCGTCGCCTTCTTCGCGAAGAAGGAATAGGCGTCGCTCGGCCCGAGCGGGCTCGCCGCGACCGCCGCCTCTCGGCAACGGATCTTCAGTGCGGCATCCGTCTCCGCGTCGAGCCCTACGATCGACAGCGTGTTCGTGACCGTTAGGCCGGTGTAGCTCGTTTCGAAGTCGTCGATCTGCGTCGGCAGAGCCGTCGAGTCCGCACCGGACTCCACCGCGGCGACGGCGACGTCAACGTCCGTCTCGAGCGCCCCGATCGCCGCAGTGGCCGTGTTGCGGTAGGTCTTGCCGGTCGTCGTGTTGACGACGATCAGATCACCCGGGTCGAACGAGTAGATCCCGCCGCCCGCGTTGTCGATCGTGACCGTACCGGCGGCGAACGTCGCCTCGCGACGGGTGACCCCGTAGTCGTACCTCGCGACGAGGGTAAGCCAGTCGCCCTCCGCGAGCTCCAGCCAGCCCATTTTCGCGATCTGCACCGACCACTGCGTCCACGCGGCGAAGACGTGCGAGACGCCGGTGATGATCGCGCGCGCCACTCCGCCCGGCTTCCAGCCGGCGGTGCGGACCCCAAGCGCGGAGATCGCGTCGTAGATCGACTCCTCGACGCTGGCCGGCGTCTCTGGGGTCGTGACGTCCGTAAGGGTGTAGAGGCTCATCCTGCCGTCATCTCCTGAACCATCAGAGCCCCAGCCTTGATCGCCATCACCAGACGGAACGGTCCCTCGGCGGTCGTGCCAAAGATCGACAGCTCGAACGTGCGGTCGATCTCGGTGTTGTCCGTCAGCGTGACGAACAGCTCATCGATCCGATCGTCCTTCGCCAGCTCCCCACGGATCCGTCCCTCGAGCGAGGCGCGGTCTTGTCGTGTCGTCGCGCGGCTCAACTCGTCGGCGATGTCCACCCCGTAATCGAGATCATCCAGGAGCGTCCCGCGCGCCGTCGTGATCCGCCGGACGACCGCCTCCGCGACCAGCAGAGGGTCCGACTCCTCGCGCTCGCCCATGCTCTCGAGGAGATCGTCGGTGCAGCAGAGATCCGAACCGAGGTAGAGCGTGGTCGACGGCTGATTCGCCGCCTTGAGCTCCACCATGGTGAGTGCCAGCGCGGCGTCGTAGATCGGGTTCATCAGCTCACCCTCATCGCCACCGAAACCGCCGCCCATGCCTCGGGAGTCGTGCAGATCAGAGCGACCGCATTCGTCGGCGTGCTGCTCGGGCCGATGACGCTCGCGGCCGTGCCGATGTCCGCGCCGAGCCCCCCGAGCGTCCCCGCCTGCGTCACCACGTATACGCCCGGCGTCCCCAGGCAGAGGAAGAGCGCCAATTGGGCCTGCAGCGCCCCGAGGCTCGCCTGCAGTTCGGCGACGATCGCCGCCATGAGCGTCAAGTCCAGCGTGACGCTGGGGAGCCCCAGCGCGATCGCGGCCCGAATCTGCGCCACGAGCCCCAGGGCCGCCGTCAGGTCCGCCTCGAGCGTCGGTGGCTGCAGCGTGACCGCGGCCTGCGCCTCGATGGCGCCAGCAACGCGGGCCGTGAGGTTCGGGAGCTGCGCCGCGAGCGAAACCTGTGCGCCGGCGGCGAGCGGGAGGCACTCGCCAAGGGTGAACTCCCCCACGAGCGACGCCGTCACGCGAGCACCCTCGGCGCCCCGGGCCCCTCGATCACCCCGACCAGGGGAGTCGCGAAGATCACCGTTCCCGCCAGCGGGGCCCCCCCGACCGTGCCAGTGATGGGGACCGGGATGCCCGGCGACATGAAGACCTTGACCTGGTCGCCGACCCGCGCGACCTGCCTCGTGCCATCGCAGAGCGACAGCGACTCCGGCAGGAACCCGGCCGAGCCCTTCGCCGTGTAGCCCACGACGACCGGCATGGTGGGCAGCCCCTCGACGAACTGGACGAGAACCTCGGCCCCGGCGGTGAGCTCCGCGAACGCTCCGGCGACCCCGGGCCGCTGCATCGCCGGAAGAACGTCCGGCAGGCCTGCCGCGCCGGACACCGCCTGCAGCCGGACCCGGCCGTCGGGGTTCATGCTCAGGACCCGGTACCGCCACACGCCCCAGATCCGGTCCCCGGCGGCGTGCCTGGCGATCGACGTGAGCAGACCCCCGAGCCGGCCGCGCGACTCTTCGCCGCCCCCGCACCACGCCCGGACCCGCAGCTCCCCGCCGCCGACCAGAACCTCGAGATCCCGGATGGTGATCGGGCCCGCGAGCCGCTCATCCGCGATCTCGAGCCCGGGCGCCAGTCCGGCAAGATCGATGGCCGCCAGCGTCGCCATCCGCGACCGCGGGTCGTACTCCAGCACCGTGTAGCCCGCTGCTGGCCCCGTGGGGCGCGCTTCAACGTGGGTGGCCCCCTGGTAGTCCACCCACCAGGGAACGCCGCCTGCGGCATCCTCGAGCACGCGCGACGCCTCCACGGCGCGACGGACGTAGTCCACCCCCAGCCGGGCACTCGCCGGGGTGAACGTCCCCAGGGTTTCGCCCGCGGCGGCGGCCGCGTCCGTGGCGATCGTGAGCGCCTTGACGCCCGCATCGTTGTGATAGCCCCGCGGGGAGAGCTGGGTTCCCCAGCCCCCGCCGCCCGCCACCACGCGGAGGGACGTGCCGAGGGCGAAGGTCCCCGACGCCGGCGCCTGGACGGTGCCCCGTAGGGTCAGATCCGCGATCGCGACCTCGGCCGCGCCAGCGAGTTCGTGCGCCTCGTCCAGGGCCGCCTCGACGAACCACGGTCCCTGGTGGGGAACCACCAGCCGGGCTGACGTCGCGCGCTTTCCGGCGATCGCGAGGAAGAGATCACCGTCCATCGCCCGCCCGCTCCGCTACCTGTGCCGCCAGCCGCTCGATCGCCTTGTCGTAGGGGTCCTCTGACGCCTGCGTCTTGGCCGCCTCGGGCGCCGCGTATTGCGGCTTCGGACGGCGGTACTGCATCAGCGCGATCGTGATCTCGAAAACCGTTCCATCCTCGATCGGGTTCGGCTGCGACCTCTCCTTGACGACCACCGACGTCACGCCCAGGTCCGCCGTGAACGGGTGCCAGAAGTCCAGCGCCTTCGGCCTCACCCCGCGCGGCGGCTTGGCGACGATCGTCTTGAATTCGTCCCATGCCTCCCACTCTTCCGTCGTACGGAGCTGGATCCGTAGGATGAAGTCCGCGAGTTCGTCGCCGGTATACCTGGCGATCGCCCCCGACAGCGCGTAGCCCTGCGCCTGGTCCCACTTCAGCTTCGCCGACGCCTTCTCGACGATCGCGATCCCGGGAGTCCTCTTGCCGGCGACGAGCGCGTAATCGACCGGGGAGTCGAGCGGATTCCAGCCCATCAAGCGCCTCCCCGGCTACGCCGGCACCACCCCGAGCTCCACGGCCACACCCTCGAGCTCGGCGGCAAGAGCGTCCCGAATGCTGGCGGCGATCCCGCGCGCGTCCGTCGCCTTGGTGTGGATGTGCAGCTCGCCGATCTCCACCCGACGATCCCCGCCACGCGGCGCCCCGCCTCGGCCCCCCGGAGGCGGAGCTGGCGCCAGGGCCGCCGTCGCCGCCTCGACATCGTGCCGACTGGACCCAATACCAATCGATACGCCGGCGCCGATTTGGCGCCCGTACCCCATGAAGACCCGCGAGGGCGACGCGATCCCGAGCGCCGACCGAAACGCCCCCTTCACCGCGTCACCGAGCCCCACCACGGTGGACTTCACCAGCGACGCTCCACCGCGCAGAGCGCGCACAAGTCCGGCAACCAGCGCCTCGGCCGCGTTGATCCCGATCGTCCCCATGTCCGCGATGAACTGCGAAAGGTTCGTGTTGAGCGTCGCCAGTCCGCCGGCGATCCCAGTCGTCGCCGCCAGGAACGCCGTGATCGCAGCCTGGGCCCAATCCACGTCGGAGAAGGAGTCCCGGACGCGCCCCCACAGGTCAGCCAGATTCGAGAGCGCCACACCCAGCGCGAACCCGGCGGCGACGATTCCACCGATCAGAACCGCGAGCGGCAGCAGCGACACCGCCACCGACACCGCAGCGAGCGCGATCAGACCAAGGCCCGCCGCGAACAGCGCCGCGACCGTGAAGCCCGCGTACAGTGCGATCGTCGCCACATCCAGACCCGCGAGTAGTTGCGAGTCGCCGAACGTCGCGCGCAGCGCGTCCCGCATGTCGAGGGCAGTCAGCGTCAGCATCAAGGCACCGAGCACGAGCCCCTGGAAGAACCGCTTGGCCACGAGAGCGACGTTGCCGGAGAAGAACGACTCGAGCGGCTTGAACATCGTTTCCACGATGGTCCGCAACCCGCGCCCGATCGCCTCGTTCTGCGAGAAGAGCTTGAGCACGTCGTTCAGCGCTTCGAGGAACTTCCCGATCTTCACGCCCTCGAAGATCCGCGCGACGTTCTCGCGGAGCTTCCGGACCTGAACGTCGAACGCGAGCGCCTGCTGCTTCGCGATCCCACCCAGTTGGTTCTTCACGCGGGCCGCGAGCTTGTCCACGCTCTGCCCGAGCATGTTCGCACCGGCGGCCTGCTGCATGAAGAGCGACGCCCACCGCTCCCCCTGCGTCGATGCCTTGATCGCCGTGGCGTCCAGGGCGGTCGCGAGGTTCTTCCCCCGCAGCCCCATCCGGTAGAGTTCCTCGGCGTACTTCGCGACGTCGCCGCGTCCCAGCGCGGAGGAGCCCGACACGTCGTCGATCGCGCGCTGCAGGTCCGACGCCTTGCCCGCGGCGAGGCCGTACCAGCTCCGGATCTTGGTCAGCGCCTCGAGATGGAGCAGCTCCTCGCGCCGAGCGCCCGCCGCCCCGAGCGCGTACTTCGCGAGCGCCACGTACCCGGACACCAGAGCCACGGACAGGGCCGCGACGGCCGCAGCCGCCGCGATGGCCCCCACCGCGAGCCCTGCCGACAGGAGCCCGCCCAGCGACGCCACCATCCCCGCCAGCCGCCCAACGGGCCCGCCCATGCCCGACGCTATGCCGAGCATCCTGCCCATGTCCGCGCTCGCCACTCCGGCACCGTGCGCGACCTCGCCGAACGTCCCCCCGAGCTCCATGAAACGCGCCTGCGCGCTCGCCAGCTCCGTCTTCTTGGCAGAGATCCGCTCGGTGAGCTCCTTGACCGCCGCCGCGTTGACCGTCGTGCCCTGCCGCAGGCGCGACAATGCCGTCTGCATCTCGCGCAGCTCGCGCGCGTCCTGCTGCAGCTTGTCCTTCAGAGTCCCCAGCGCCTGCGCCGCCTGCAGCGCCGGACCCGATGCTCCGTCCTTCAGTTCGACGGAAAAGACAGCGGTTTCGGTGGCCATCGGTGGATCATTCCTCCGGCGTCAGCAGTCGTCGGATCAGGTAGAGTTCGTGCAGCGCTTGCGCCAAAAGGGCCGCGCCTGCCGACGCTTGTGCATACGATTCCTCGGACCGAGGATCGAAGTGCACCAGCTCTAACAGAGCAGCGGCCCCGATCGCGAGGTCGGATTTCGACCTCGCGACGACATCCCTCATTTTCCCTCGACGTGCCCCCGACCCACCCCCGCCAGCTTGGCCACCAGATCCGCCGCCTGAATCAGCGTCGCCGGCAGCGCGTCCACGATTGCGTCGAACCGAGTCGCGTCCGGGTGGACGAGACTCGCACGGACCAGCTTCTCCACGTCTGCCAGCTTCGCGTTGCCGAGCTCCTGGAATCGGCGGAAGTGCAGCGAGTTCGGCCGCCTCACCACCACCATCCCCTCCGACGTGTGGAGCGCCTCGAGCCGATCGCCGAGCTCCCCGTGTTTCTCGATCAGCCCTTCGAGGACCTCGAGATCGGCGGCCTCGCGCTCGGCAGCCTCGACCTTGCGAGCCAGTGCCGCGCCCTGCCGCGCCTCGTCAAAGCGCGCCTTCCGATCGTTCGCCGCCCGAAGCCGGCGCTGCAGTTCGCCCTCCTCCGGGGTCTTCTCGCTCGTGCGCGCTTCTGCTGTGTTCTCCGACATCTCCCTAACCCTCTCTCGGCGCGTACTAGAGCGCCTTCGCTTCGTCATTGTTCGAGTCGAACAAGGTCAGCCCGTTGCGGAGGATCCTCATGCAGTCGAATTCGACCTCCTCCTTGAGCGGGTCCGGGCCCTCCTCGTGGGACACCGTGTTCCCCGACCACACACAGTCGATCAGCTCGACCGTGATCGGAGTCTCGTCCGCCTCGATGTACTGGACGACGATGTCGAACGGGACGTCCCCGTAGCTCACCCCGTCCTCCGCCTGCGTCGCGAGCAGTTCTCGCAGGAGTTGGAACGAACCCGGGGGGGCCCCCGCCTTGACCGGCTCGACCGCGTACTTGCCGCGCGACCGTCCCGTCGGGGCCTGGTGCTTCGCCTGCCCATACGCTTTCACCCGCTCGCGCTTGTCCGCGTAGCTGATCGACGTGAGCCGGTACCACCGCTCGCCGCCCACCTTCACGGTGAGCGACCCCCAGGAATAGACGTTGCCGTTGATTCGGACCTGGTCAACTGCCATGCTCACCCCGCCTTCGCGATGAGGGCCGGATTGGTGAATCCGGTGCTGATGTTGATCTGCTTGAGGTAGCCCTTGGGGACGCACCCACCATCGACGTTGACGGTCTTCGTCGAGAGCAGGTTGTCGTCACGAGCCACCGAGACGCTGAACCCGGACGCCTTCGCCTTGAGCACGGAGCGCAGCATCGAGAGGGCACCGCGCTCCATCTCGATCGCCTCGCTCTCGAGCAGGAAGCCCGTCTTCGGGTTCACGAAGACGTCCTTGCTCAGCCGCAATGAGAAGTAGGCGTAGAGGGTCGCCTCGAACAGGTTCATCACCCGCCGGTGCTGCACGAACTCGAAGTCCGATCCCTCGGCACTGCGGATGCGCGGGTTCGCCAGGTAAACGCCGGCCCGCCCGGGCTGCGAGCAGAGGGATCCGAGCCGCAGGTCATCGAGCCCCGGCTGGATCGTCTCGTCGTGGTGTAGGAGGTTCCCGTTCCCGTCCGCGATCATGATCCGAGACAGGGGGCCGCCGGGCGCCACGGGTTGCGCGATGTCCACCTCTTCGGACACCTTCCCGAGCTTCGCCGCGTAGGCGATGAGCGCGGGGCGCCGGTAGAAGTTCGCGCGCCCCGGGACCGCGCTCTGGTGCTGCGTGGTACCGGATCCCACGTGCCCGAACGTGGTCGCCAGCGCCGCCAGCTCCGTCGCCAGGGCCGTCTGGTAGGCGGCATCCGTCTCCGTCGCGGAGGGGCCACGAACGGCCGCCGACCAGAAGCAGGTGAACTGACCACGCGCCCGCATGGTCGCCATGAGGCCGTCGAGGATGGTGGCGATCGCCGTCGTAACGGGCGCGCAGAAGACGAGGTGTTCCCACTCCGTCGCCCACGTTGCGATCACGTCGACCGCGGTCTGCACGTCGCCGCCCGAGCACGTCGGCCCGTTGCAGCGGCAGAACCACAGGTCACCAGCAACCAGCGTCCCCGCGGCGAGCGCGAAAGCGACGCTGGTATTCGCGACCGTGATCGTAGTGTCGGTGCCGAGTGCCGTCGTGGGGCCCCAGTTGTTGTCCGACTCCGAAAGGGCCGCGTTGTAGTTGAGCGACACCTGGTAGGTGATGCCCGCCGAGCCACGGGTCCCCCCGGTGACGATGCGCACCGCGATGTCGTAGTCGTCGGTCGGGGCCGCCGAGTTGGTGCCGCCGGCGAAGTTCGACAGCGTGAAGGCGGCGTTGTCGACCGCCTCCGTGTTCGTCTGGTTGCCGGCGGTTCCGGGACCGGTGGTCGTGATCTCCAGCGACGCTCCCGTCCGCACGACACCAAACCCCGCCGCGAGTAGCGACGTCCTCGTGATCGCCGCGACCTCTTCGTCGGTGGTAGCGGCGGACACGTCGATCGCAGTGCCGGTGCCGCCACCGTTGCCCGCGACGTCGTAGTAGAAGACGTGGTCCGCGGCCGCCGCGTCCACGAGCGTGAACGTGTCGTCCTCGTCCACGAGATCCTCAACCGGGATACACACCATGGTGGCGACAGCTCGCGCCGAGCCCGCCGTCGTCACCACACAGGTCCCGGTCACGCCGTCATCGTTCACGGCCTCGACCGAGCCGTTCGAGGAGGCCGCGCAGCGGAGTACGCCGATTGCGCGCCCGTACTGCGCGATGTCCGCGCAGCCGTACTCGACGAGGGGCCCGTAGCCGTTCGCCGCCTGCAGCAAGCGCGTCCTCGTGTAGGTCGCCGGAGTCGCCAGACTGCCGGACGTGCTCGGGCCGATGTAGAGCGTCGGCTTGCCGGACTGGATCGGAAGGACTCCGAGCTGCCCGTCCTGGGTCGTGATCGTGACCGTGGGTCGCGCCATGTTCTTGGGCTCCGTTGAGGTAGGGACCGGCGTTCACCGCGGGCGCGGTGTGGCCGATTGCGACGGGCGCACGCTCAAACGTGCGTGATCGTGTGGACGACTCCGGCCGCGTCCTTGAACACGGGCGCCGATAGCGTCGTCGAGTAGTAGTGCGCCACCGTGCCAGTTGTCGGGGTCGGGACGGCAGAGTCAGCGAGCGCCGGCAGCGTGATCGCCGTCGTGAACGCCGCCTTACGGAAGAGCGAGTAGACGCAGTCCCGCAGGTCCTGCGCGGAGATTTCGCGCGACCCGGCGGTGACCAACAGCGCCAGCGCCTCGGACTCGGTGCGGATGGTGTCGTCCATCAATCAAACTCGGGAGTGAATTCCGTGGTGAACACCGGAGGATCGATGCTGCCCGTCTCGGTGACGTCGAGTTCCGTCATCGCGAGCGCCGCGCCCGCCCCCACCGCTACCGGCGGCGTGTCGTCGTCCTCGAGATCCGGAACCATCGCGTCCACGGTGGCGACCACAACGATCGCCGCCCCGAAGCGCCGCTCTTTCTGGTCATCGGCCCATCGCGACGACTCGATCGCGAAGGTCCCATGCGCGGCGCGATACACCGCGGCGAGCCAGCGATCGAAGAGCAGTCGCGCCGCGTGGTACTGCGCGAGCTCGTTCTCGGGGTCGGACAGGTCCTGCGCGAAAACCGTGACGGTGAACAGCTCGACTAGGTTGGCGATCGGGCGCGGCACGCGGCCCGGGTAGCGGGCCCCGCCGACCTCCCCGAGCGATCCCGACTCGTCGCCGGGGACCCACGTGATGCGGTTCGGCTCGCCGCGCTTGGTTGGCTCGCGCCACCCGAACGACTGCGGGACGTCCTCGAGAAGTGCCGAGACGTCGGTATAGAGCTTCTCGAGCGCAAGGATCGTCGCCATGGCTCACCGGGAGCGACTGCGCCGGGCAGCCTTCCGCGCCTTCGCGCGGGTCCGCATCAGGTGGGCGACGCCCACGTCCACGATCCCCAGGCGGATCGCGTTCCCCAACTTCGCCGGGACGCCCGCGATCGGGAGGATCGGGCGACGCGGGACGCGGCCGGCCCCGAAGTGATGGAACACGTCGTGACCCGTGAGGATCATCTGCACGATGCGGCCGCGCGCCTTCGTGTCGATGTGCGCCGGCGCGTTGACGAGGGCCGGGGTGCCCGCCTTAGTGGGCGGCCACGGGTAGCCGTCCATGCTGCGCTGCTCACGCACCGCGACCGCGGCCTCTGACTGCAGGACCTCCGCCACCGACTGCGCCGCCTCATCAAGCGACTCGCCGACCGTGCGAAGGCTCTGGATCCAGGCGTCCAGCGTCGCCATCGCGGCCGCGTCACTCATCGGCAGCCGTATCCGCCTGCACCGTCGTCCACGTGTACGGACTCGCCTCGGAGTATCCGAGGGGGCCGCCGCGGGCGATGCCGCCCGAGGTGGGCCAGTCCTGCCGGATCGGCAGTTCGAAGAGCCCGTCCTTCGAATCGGCCGCTTCCTTGATCTCGGCCTCCGCGCGCGTCGCGTCGTCCAAGATGACCTGGAACTGCGCGTCGCGCGCGTCCACCCCGCGCCGGAGGTATGCGCGCAGGGTTACGATCCGCGCCGCCCAGCTTCGGACGATGTCGGGAATGGGCACCTCGAACGGTGCCGCGTACCTCTTGCGCAGTCGGCCGTCGATCAGCCCCGAGACGACGATCACCTGATTCACGATCCACCCGGGCGCGGCGATCTCGAGGTCATCGACGTCGCCCCATGGCATCGTCGTGATCGCGCGGAACTCCGTCAGCGTGAGGTATTGCGACACGGCGTCACCCGGGGCGAAGAAGGGGGCGGTGATTCAGCGCGGAGGGGAGGGCGCGCAGGGCCCACCGCCCAAGGCCCACAGCGGGACCAGCGCACACGCGGGGAGGCGCGGCGCGCTGGAGTCTCCCGCCTTCACGCTCAGGCGCCAGCCTGGCAGCGGTGGATCAGGTACGGGTGGCCATAGCCGGCGACGTTGCGGCCCTCCATGTTCCACTCGTACTTGTTCGTGCGCTGCAGGATCGCGTCAGTGCCCGCGCCGCCACCGTCGCCGGTGTAGTACCGCACCGTGAACGGCTCGCGCTCCAGGTAGACAAACCCCGAGAGTTCGTCGTCCGGCACGCCCGCGGGCTTGGCGACCACGAAGTAGGTGGTATCAGAGCCCCAGCCGTTCAGCTCGGGCGCCTCGATCACCTTGCCGTACCCCAGCGACCGGATCAGCCCTTCGACGTCCGACGTGCCACCGGTCACGCCGGCGCCACCCGTGGCGGCGATGAACTTCGCGTCCGTGAGCTGCACGACGCGCGGGTAGAGCGCCGAGCTGCAGATGATGGCGTGCGGCTTCAGGAACCGCGGGTCCACGCCGTTCGGCTGCTTGATCGACGCGATGCGCGACCGCACGGTCGAAAGGTTCTGCAGCGCGACCTCGGCGGAAACGCTCGTGTCGATCGGAACCGAGACGTGGGTGTTGCTGTAGGACCCCGCGCCGGTCGCCTTCGGGTTGTTGTAGTGCGTCGCGTTGAAGAACGTGACGTCGTCGTAGCTGTTGTAGGTCGCCGTCGCGCCGTTCTTCAGCAGGTTCACGACCTGCGTCTGGGGCCAGTAGGCCGCCATCGCGGTGACCTGACGAGTCCACGCCGCCGCGATCTGCAGACCGTTCGCGTCCTGGTCCAGCATCTGGCTCTTGAACAGCTCCAGACCGGCATTCGCGAAGCGGACCCGGAAGTCCGTCTCGAGCATCGCCATGTCCTGGAAGTTGACGTTGCCGCCGAGCTCCCCCGCGTCGGAGAGCCGCGCGGTCGAAAGCACCCACGCGAACAGCTCGCGGAGACCCCCGGTCGTGCTGACCTTGGTGATGTCGCCCCACCACTGATTCTCCGCGGCGACGAGGGACGAGTAGGTTTCCGACTGGATGAGCCGCATCCGCGACTCGAAGTCCATCAGCCACTGAACGGTGATTGCAGACATCTCTTCTTCTTTCCCTGTTGAGATCGTCGGGCAGACCGCGCCGGCCGCGTTCGCCGCTACCGGCGCGCGTCAAACCCTGGTTGATGTTCCTCGACGTCAGCTCGCGTTCGACTGGACGATGCCCAGCCAGGTCTCGCCCATGCAGATCAGAACGGCGGCGTGACCGACGGACGCGGTAGTGGCGGCGGAGATAGCCGTGGTCCCGTACCGGTAGGTAACCGTGTACGCCCCGGGGGTCGCGGTCGCGACGTAGATGATGGTCCCCGCGGCAACGCCGGTGACCGGCAGCGTCACGGTGGAGTCCGCCTCGAGCGTCGGCAGCGAGTAGACGGCGCCGTGGATGACCTCGGCCGCCGTCACGATGACGTCGTTTTCGACCTCACCCGTGAGCGCTCCGCCCAGGAGGGGGCGGCTGCCAAGTTCGACGGTCCAGGCCGCGGCCGCGTGCTTCACGCACCGGACGGCCGCGACGGTGCCCGCCGGAATCTCGACGATGTTGGTCGTCGAGTACCGGATCGCCACGTCGAAGTCGTTCGCGGTTCCGTCGAAGACGAACGTGACGGCCGTTCCCGTGTCCACGTCGGTCGTCGCGAGCGTGATCGTGCTCGCGGCCTCAGTCGCCGGGCAGGGGAACACCGTGCCATGAATCAGGTCGCCCGCAGCAACGGCACAATTCGCGGCGGTGAACGCGAGCGTGGCGTCGAGGAGCGGGGTCTGCAGCGCGGTGAGGACCGCCGTGTTGTAGGTGCTGTCGATGGGCAGGGGCTCCACGAGGACGCCCAAGGTGGCATCGACGGCCCACACGCGACCGGCAGGGGACCGGCCCGTCGACGTCATCGTGACGGTCTGGTCGTCCTGCACGTAGCAGATCGACCCGATGTCGGTGGTCGCCGGAGCCCCGACGGTGTGCGCGGCCCACCACAGGGCCTCGATCTCCTTGGAGAGCTCCACCTCGACCGGCAGAGCGGCCAGGGTGGCGTCCACGCTCTGGGCGAAGCGGCCGATCGCCACGCGCCCGGTGGCCGCCGTTCCCGGCGACACCGTGCCGGCACCCAGGACGAGGACGGCAAGTCCGTTCTTGTACGCCCTCGTCCCCTCGGTCAGCGTGAACGTGAGGGTCTGGAAAGTCTTCTTGCTTCCCATGCGCTCGGCAGAGAGTGCGGTCATGTCACTTCGCTCCATTCCGCGCGGCGGTCTGCCGCACTGCATCCGCGCGCTTGATGGCGCGCATCACCACGGTGTTTCCAGACACCTCGAGCGGGGCCCGATCGGTGTGGAGTCCCATCTGTCGATCCATGCGATCGCCCTCACCCGAGAGGTTCGAGCGGCCGACGACCGGTCCCACCGGAGGGGGCAAGCGCGGCTCGCCAGCGCCCGCGGTCGGTGTGGCCGCCGAGGTGGCAGCGGCGCGCGCGGCGCCCACCTGTCCACCCTTGCCGGCGCCGCGGGGGAGCCCGCCCTTGTCGGGCGACTTGCACGCCGAGCGCACGGTCGCGAGCGGCTGGCTGTTGAGCCACGCCACGGTCGCCGCGGCGAAGTCCGGGCGCAGTGCCATCAGGCCCGCTCGCTCCGCCTTCGCCTCGCTCTGTGCCTTCCACGCGCTCAGCGCCTGCACCTGCTCGGCCAGGGCGAGGGCGCTCGCCTCCGCGGGCTTGTCCTTGTCGTCCTCCGGCTTCTCTTCGTCGCCGTCGGGCTCCTCGTCGCCCTCGCCCTTCGGCTCGTCACCGTCCGGCTCCTCGTGCTTCTCGTCGCCGTCCTCGGCGGCCGCCGCTTCCTTGTCCTCCGCGGCAGCGTCCGCGCCGAGAGCCGACAGGGCCTTGCGGGCCGCGTTGCGCTCCTCGGGAGTGGACTCCTCGTCATCGATGGCCGCCTGGAGGCCAGCCTTCACTTCAGCGAGCTTGCTCATGTGTGGTCCCTTCCGATCGGTGTCGGTTGGATTGCTGGCCTCGGCTTCCGCCGTCGCCGTGGTCGCCCCGGTGGGCGCCGAGTCTTGATTCGTGATCACGTGTGTTCGCGCGAGCTTCGCCGCCTCGATTGCGTCGGCGGGCGGCGCCGTCTCTTCGTTCGCATCCGGAGTCGGTTCGGCGTTTAGCGCCGCGACCACCTCGTCGAAGGTGGCCACCGCGTCCGCGAGCCCCGCGTCGATCGCTTGCTGCCCGACCAGAAGCCCAGCATTCAGATCGCGCACGGCGTTCGCATCGATCCCGCGCCTGTCCGCCACTACGCCGAAGAATTGACCCGCGAGCGTGTCCACCATCGACTGCACGGCCTCGATGGCCTCCGGGGTCGTCGCCGTGTGCGGGTTGCCGTCGGCCTTCCGCTCGCCGCTCGTAACCAGCGTGACCGCCAGCCCCATGAAAGAGTCCTGCGCCGTCGCGTCGACCACCGCGTCGATGACGCCGATCGATCCCACGATCCCCGCCGGCGGGATCCACACCTTGTCGGCGGCGCAGCAGAGCGCGTAAGCCGCGCTGGTAGCCTGCGCGTCCACGTAGGCGTGAATCGGCTTGCCCGCTTCGCCCGCCATCGCGCGGAGTTCCGAGACGCAATCGAAGCACCCGGCGACCACGCCCCCGGGCGAGTCGATCGACATCAGGACGCACCGCGCCGACGATGCCAGCGCCTCGGCGACCCGCGCCTTGATGGCGTCGTAGGAGTCGCAGAACGGCTCAGCGTGGTGCATGAGCGGGCCGACGATCTCCACGACCGCCACGTCCCCGTGGTGCTCGACCTTGCGCTCCGGGGGCTCCCCGAGCAGCAACTCGATCCCGAACGCCGCCGGGTTCAGCGCGAGCGGGCCGCGCGGAGCGAACTTCCGCACCGTCGGGCCAAGCTGCGCCATCCCGGCCGCGACCACGGCAGGTGCAATCGGATTCCGGAACATCATTCCGCTGCGTCCTGTTCGGGCTCTTCGTCCGCGACGTCTTCGAACTCGACGTCGATCACGTTGTCCGGCTCCTCGTCCGCGGCCTCGTCCGGCATCCCGTCGCCGTCCATGTCCCCGAGGATCGGAATGCCGAAGCGCGACGCCATCTCGCCCACGTCCAGTCGCCGCCCCCCGCCCGCGCCTTCCAGCGCCTGGGCCATGAGGGTGATCGCGTTCGCGGTGGTCACCAGCGAGGTCGCCTCAAGATTCCGATCGCGCGGAGGGGCCACGTCCCACGAGACGCAGGGCGACATCGCGAGCCTCTCCTCGCCCCAGCGCGCGAGCACCCACGGCGGGATCCCCTGCGTGTTGAGCGTGTGCGCCAGCTCCGAGCCGGTTTCCTCGATCAGGTCGGCGCGGATGCTGCGATGGATGTCCGAGTTCTGGAAGCCCGCGCCACCGTCTGTCGTGACGGTCTGACCCGCGATCGCAATCACGAATTCATTGTTCGAGCGGTTCACCGTCCGTTCGAACGAGTCCGACCCGCGGCCGTTGCTCTCGAGGAGCTTCACTTCCCAGCCGGGGCGAAGTCCAAAAACGGTGTTGACCCCCCAGGCCATCACCTTCTGCCAGAAGCCTTGCAGTTCCTCGTCGGTCGCGCCCTGCGGCGCCTGTGCAACTCGAGCGGGGTTTGCGAGCTTGGCCTGCCAGTTGGCATCGTGTAGGAGCGCGTGTTCCTTGTGGATGAACGCGCGGCCGACCGCGCGCCACATCCCGTGCTGCCACGGCGCGACGCGCCCGCCCGGGGTGTGCAGGATCCACCGACCGTCGCCAGGGGTGATCGGAAGCAGTCCAGCGACCGACCGGTAAAACCACCGGTTGTACGACCACCAATAGACCAGGTTCTCGGGGGGAAGCGTGCAGAGGACCGGATAGTCTCGGCCCTCGACGGGGAGGAGCTCGGCCACCCCCACACCAAGTCCGATACCGTCACCAGCGAGCCGTGCGAGCTCCGCCGGCGGAAACATCTCGTCGAAGACGCTCCTCACGGAGTCGTGTCCGATCTGGAGCTCCTCGACCATCTCCGGGTCGCCCCGGAAACGCTTGGGTAGCCGCACCAGCCCGCCCGTGCGCGTCGCGAGCACGCCCGAGAACACCCCGTCGCGCTTGGCTGCGTTCCAGAGCTTCGCGGCGGTGCAGAGGATCCCCGTGTCGGCCTCGACTTGGGCCGCCTCGAGATTCGCCAGCAGCCACCGCGTCTGCGTCGCGGGGATCGGGACAAGCTGCCCGCCCATCCGCTCGCGCGCCGCGATGACCTGCGGCGAGTCGAGATCGAACCCCATCTCGACGTCGCGCTGATACGTCGAGCGGCCGAGCAGTGCCCGGATTGCGTTCCCGACCCTGCCCATTATGCTCTCGATTGCCGAAGCCCGTTACCTGCCGAATGCCCAGTCGCCGCCCGCGTAGAACTCCGCCGTTCGATTCAGATCCGGGTCTGCCCCCCGGCTCTCACCGGGGATCGGCCGCGCGGGCAACTCGTCCACCACATCGTCCCGACCTCGCGGCTCCCACACGGCGAGCGTCAGCGCGTCCCCGCGGTCCGGCGACCTCCCGAGGTGTTCTTCCTTCCTCAGGATCGGCTTCGGCGTCACCTTGAGGCGCGAGGCGTGGTCAGTGGTCCAGCTCGGCGCGTGGAGGTCGGCCTCCAGGAACTCGTCGTCCAGGATGGCGCCGCCGCTCACGAGCCACGCCTGCAGGTTCCCCCACAGCGCGTCACGCTGGCGCCCGTACCGCTCCTTGTGCTCGCCACGGTACGGAAGGTGTGATCCCTTCACCCCGTAGAGCACGAAGGCGGTCGGGTTCTCGCGCGAGTAGTGCAGCAGCACCCGATAGAGCGGGTCACCGATCGACCCGTCGCGGTCCACGATGACGCGCGGGACCTCGCGCTCCTTCCGGTGCGCATCGATGATGCGCAGCAAGTGCGCCAAGTGCAGATCGACGTCGAGCCCGCGGAACGCTTCCAGCGCGAGCATCTTCAGCCCGCGCCGGACCGCGAACGCGCTCTCGTCGCCATCGCCGCCGTCGCCGGCGGGGTCAAGTCCGACGCAGAGGATCCCGTCCTCCGGGGTGTCGTCCCAGCGGGCCTTCGACTCCTCTAGCGCCCCCGCGGTGAGGATCTTCCCGTCCTCGCCCTCGACGTCCTCACCGAGGACGTGGATCTTGTAAAGCGCGCTCGTCACGCCCCATGCGGCGCGCCACCGCTCCAGATGCTTCCGCTCGCAGAGCCCCGGGATCACCGTGCGACCGGCGACTACGTTCGGGCTCTCCTCACTCGAGATCCGGATCCGGTGGTACCCCATCGCGGTGTCGTGCCGCGACCGGTAGAAGTACCCGTTGGACTTGTTCGGGTTGCCGAACAGAAGGATCCGGCCGCCACCCGCGCAGTTCCCCTCGAGCGCATGGAAGATCGCGTCGGGCAACCCTGACGCTTCATCCACCAGGTAGACGAGTTGGTGACCACTCGTCCCCTGCGCGGCCACGACGTCGCCGGCGGTGTAGCCGACGATCGACCGAAAGTCCTCGCTCTTGAGCCCGGTCCGCGCGAGCTGCCCCGGGCGCTCCGGGATGATCGCCGAGTGCGGGCAGGGGCGGGGCCCGTGCGGGTCCGCCGCCTTGCACGCCAGGCACCGACCGGATCCGGCGACCGCCTGCCGGACCTCTTTCCAGAGGATCTCGTCCACCTGCCGCGCAGTGCGCGACATGATGACTACGGCAGCGTCGGGGAAGCAGGAGTAGATCCAGAGGGCGATGTTCGCGATCGACCGGCTCTTGCTGACCTTCCGGCCGGCGCTCGTCGTGACCAGGTCGTGATCGCGAGCGGCGAGGATCATCTCCTCCTGCCGCGACCAGGTCCCCTGGCCAAGAATCGTGTGGACGAACCCGACCGGGTCGCCCTGCCATCGGGTCGCGGGGAAGGTAATGGCGTCCGCCGCCGCGAGCCCGGCGTCAAGCGCGCCGGCAAGTCCGAAAGTCACGACCCCTCTTCGCGGAACCCCAATCCGTATCGATCACGGAAAAGATCCAAGTGGACAGCGGCAGCCGGATCGGTCCCGCCCATCAGTTTCGATGCTGACGCGCACCCGCGACACTCGTCCGGCCCACGTGACCGGCACTCATCGCACCGACGCGCTACCCTGACCGCGCGCCGCTCGAGACGATCCCCGGTCGCGCGAAGTTCAGAAGCCTTTTCCAATAGCGCGGCGCAATACCGCTCCAATGGAGATGAGTCGCTCATCCCAGCCCCTCATCCTTGAGCGCATCCGAAACGGACCGGGCCGCTTGCGGGTACTGCAACAACACCCGGGCCAACAGCGCCTTGATCGCCAGCCACCGGGGTGAGGCGGCAAGCTTCTCTTCGTCGCTCCTAGAGTCGCCCAGGATCTTGGCCCGCTGGGCGTTGTAGGTCGCCATCGTCTTGGCGGCGTTGTTGGCCTGCTCGAGTGTGACCTCCCCGGACTGGTAGGCGTCCATCACCGAGCAGGCGAACCGGATCACCCGCTCGCAGACCTCCAGTGACGGAGCCACGTCGGGCTCAGAGGGGACACCGTCGGGCGGTCGCGCGGGTACCGGCGCAGAGTCAGAACTTGCATCCGTGCCGGTCTTGGCCTGCCGCCCCCAGGCCGCCCTCGGGATCCCGAGCTTCTCGGCCCGCCGCTGGATTTCCGGCCCTGGGTTCTTCGTGCCGGCTTTCAGGAATCCGACCATCGAGTCGGACGCCCCGAGCGCTTTCGCCAGATCGGCCCGGCTCAGATCGAGCCCGGCCAGAAGCCGCTGCCCCTCGCTCCGGTAGTGACGCTCGCCGGTAGCGCGACCCGTCTCGGGTAGCGGGTCCGTTTCCGGACCGGGACCCGGCTTCGCCGAGACGCCACGCGCGCGCGTTGTGGCACGCTTCTTTCCCGCCACCATGTGCTCCCACGGCCGCTACCGGCCACCCCCGAAATTGTGACCCGGTCGCGAGACGCC